GAACCTGCCCTCGGATCCGCCGCCGCCGCCGGTCATCGTGGTCATGGTCGTGCCGCAGCTCGCGCACGCCAAGACGATGACGGTGACCATCCTGGTCTGGAAGGGCGAGCACCTGCTGGTCGTGCCGAAGTGGCCGCTGCCGTGACCGCCACCGCTACTCGTCCCGAGCGGACACTGTCCCGCAACCCGGTCGATGCCTGGATGGACGGCAGCTACCGGTTCGCCGGCTCGGCAATCAAGCGCAAGACGATCGCCGTGATCCTGCTCGGGCTGCCCGCGCTGGCCCCGCTGTTCTTCATCTCCCGCCCGGTGATCGAGCGCAGCAGCAGCACCTTGACCGGCGTCAACGCCGACGTGCTCGGCAGCGGGTCGATGCTCCTGCTGCTGGCCACCCTGGCGATCACCCCGGCCGTCACGCTCACTGGCCAGCGGTGGTTCGTCCCGCTACGCCGCTGGTACGGAGTCGTGCTCGCCTGCAACGCCCTGGCCGACGCGATCATCGCCTCGATCACGGGTGCGTTCACCGGGGGCGTTCCGGGGAGGATCTTCGGCCACACGTTCCTGCTGGCGGGGCTGATGATGGTGCTGGTCATGATGCCGCTGGCGATCACCGCCAACGCGTGGTCGATGCACTGGCTCGGCCGGTACTGGCAGACCCTGCAGCGGTTCACTTACGCTGTTTGGGCACTGCTGTTCGTGCACCTGGCCCTGCTGGAAGGCTTCGGGATCCAGAACGGCCGCAACGGCCCGTCTGGTGCGGTTGACGGGACGCCGATAGAGCACCAGCGTTTGTATCAGTTGATCGCGGTCTCGGTCATCCTGCTCGTGCTCCGCATCCCCCCGGTCCGCCGCTGGGTGACCGCGCAGCGTAAGGCCGACCGGGCGTGGCTGCCGTGGCTGGTGTTTCTGCCACTGATCATCCTGGCGGTTGTCGCGTATGCCTACATCATCAACGAACTGTGCTTTAAGGGCGTGGCCGCGTTCCGGATGCAGCTGCCTGGCGGCGACGGATAGTTGTTCGATAACTGAGGAGGAACCGTGAAGATCACGAGAATCAGGATCCTGGCCCTGGCCTTTGTCCTGGCGCTGATCGGGTCAGTGGCCGGCGTCGCCAGCGCCGCGCTGGCTTCCCCGCACTACGTGAACAACGCGCAGGGGGCCGCAGCCTACGCGCAGCAGGAGCTGAAGCACTACCGGGCCATCCCGAACGGCACGCACTACCGGGTGAGCTGCACCGGCCACTACATTTACGGGCAAGGTACCGTTGCGGGTCACTACCCGGTCAAGGTGGTCTGCTACCTGCACCCGCGCAACAGGTGAGCTAAGATCGGCCGGGTGGCGGACAACACCTGCACCTGCGTCCTGGGTCACCGGGATCACAGCGAGGGCTGCGCGTGCACTACTACGGTCATGGACTGCGTGGTGCACGGTGACAGCCAGGTCGGCCTGGATGAGCGCGCGGTCGTGGAAGCGTACTATGCGGCGCACCCGGAGCTGGCGTAACTTCCCATCGGTGGGAGATAGTGATTGAAGATCGCCCGCGGCCGTTAGGGAGCCGGGTTCCTGAGAGGAGCCCGATGCCCGAGCAGCCGAGTGAGCTGGACCGGCTGGTGCTCGGCCCTGATGCCGCTTTCGCCGAGGCCGCGCCCCCGCCGCCGAAGACGCCGCCGCGTCGCAAGGGCAAGATCGAGCTCGCGGTCGGCCGGGACCTGCGGGCCATGCCCACCGCGCTGCGCGCCTCCGCGTTGGCTGCCTCCGCCCTGGACCTGGCCCGCGACCTGGACGAAACCGAGATGACCCCGCGTGACAAGGCCGGGATCGCGCGCGAGCTGCGCATGCACATGAATGACCTGGCCGCGCAGGCGCCGGGCGAGCGCAAGGGCGACTCCACCGACGAGGTCCGGGAGCGGCGCGAACGGCGGCTGGCCGCGACCGGGGAATAACCCGCCCCTTACGGTATGCTCTTAGTATCCAAGACAAATTACCGAGCAACCGAGATCATGGAGGCGGTCACGTGGCGCTCGCCGAGCGGCACCCCTGGATCCACGCGTACTACTTCGAGCGCGTCGCCAATCCCGCAGAGGTGGCCGAGGACATGGCGGTCGCTGCCGTGCCCGGGCAGCAGGCCTCCTGACCTAACCAGAACCGCTCCCGCGGCGTTACGCTTAGGCTGCAAGGCCCGAGGCCGGTTCCGGAGCCGGGATCCCTCCCCGCTAGGAGGTCCCGGCTCCTCCCATGTCCGTGCTCACCGACCGCAGCTCGCGCCTGGCTCTCCCGGACACGGGCTGGCTGGGCGTGCAGACGCCGAGGTTCTGGACCGCGCCCGGGCGGCACCGGGACAAGACAGAGGGCTGCCCGGCTTGCGCTAACCGGGATTACGCAGCCGGCTGCGGCAACTACCAGGCCGCCGACATGCTGGGCTGGGCGCGGGGCTTCGGCTATGACCTGGACCCCTGGCAGGAATGGTGGCTGACCGAGCTGTGCGGCACCCGTCCGGACGGCCGCTGGGCCAGCTTCGAGAACTACCTCGTAGTCAGCCGGCAAAACGGCAAAAACCCCGTACAATGTAGTATGGACATTTTGACGACAAATGGATGGACGACGATTGGGGAGATCCAGCCTGGTCAGCACGTGTACGGTTCAGGTGGCCAGCCTATTCGCGTAGTGGCTTGCTCCCCGGTCTACCCGGACGAAGACTGCTATGAAGTCAGCTTCACTGATGGGTCCAGTTACGTCGTGTCGGCTGATCATCTCTGGTGGGTGCATCACAAGCACGCTACTGACCGGCGAGGCTGGCACGCCAGGCGCACCGCTGACCTGATGCAGAGCGTGGGCGGACGGCGTGCGGATAACGGCAGAATGGAGTACAACTGGCGTGTGCGCTGCGATGCGGTTCCGCAGACACCACATGCAAGTCTCCCGATCGATCCGTACCTGCTCGGTTACTGGCTGGGTGACGGAGCTAGTAATGACCCCAGGCTGTTCACTGCTAAAAGGGACCAGGAGTGGGCTGAGGCAGCCATCCGGGCCGCCGGAGCCGATGTTCGCGGAGTCCGCACGCATCCTGTTACTGGTGTTCAGGAAATCAGCTTCGGATACGGTACTCCCCGGAAGCAAATCGGCGGGTTCTGGCACCGGGCGCGCAGCGTCGGCCTGTACCGCGGTGTGAAACGGATTCCGGATATCTATCTGACGGCGGCGCCGGAACAGCGGCTGGCCCTGCTGCGCGGGCTGATGGATACGGATGGCTCGATCGCGATCACGAACAAGTCGCCGCAGGTCGAGTACGCGACATCGTCGCCGGGGCTGGCGGAAGATTTTCTGCGGCTGGCCCGGAGCCTCGGCATCCGGGTGACGGCCAAAGAGGGAAAAACCAGTTACCAGGATAAGAACGGCGAGCGGGTCTGGTGCAAGGACCGGGCCAGATTCCTGTGGACGCCGGCGTTCAACCCGTTCGCCATGCCGCGTAAAGCCGAGCAGTGGCGACCGCCGATGTCCCGGCGACACGAGCTGATGAGCATCACGTCGGTCCGTCCAGTACCGTCGCGGCCGACACGGTGCATCGAAGTTGATTCTTCCGATCACGTGTACCTGCTGGGCAGGAACTTTACCCCGACGCACAACTGCGCACTTGAAGTACGGGAACTCGCCGGGATGTTCCTGTTCGGCGAGTCAATGATCATCCACACGGCCCACGAGTTCAAGGCCGCGGCCGAGCATTTCCGGCGGGTCAGGGATGTGGTCACCGGGTACGACGAGCTGCGCCGCCGCGTCAAGTCGGTCACCACCTCCCACGGTGACGAGGCCATCGAACTCCGCCCGGCGTCCACCCTGATCTTCGGCTCCGGCGGCAGGCGGATCCGCCGTAACGTCGCCGCCCGGCTGCGGTTCCTGGCCCGGTCCCGCGGCTCCGGCCGTGCTTTCACCGCCGACTGCGTCGTCTACGACGAAAGCATGATCTTGTCCGACGAAGTCGTCGGCGCGTCCCTGCCCACCCTGTCGGCCGTGCCGAACCCGCAGGTCATCTACACCGCCAGCGCCGGCTACCGGGACTCGGTCCAGCTGTCTGCGGTGCGCCGCCGGGTGCTGGCCCGCGATCCGCGGATCATGGGCGCTGAGTGGAGCATCAATCCCCATCTGGACACCTGCCCGCGTGATGAGGTCCGCGGCCGTCGCTCTAACCGGTACGTGGTCTGCGGCCTGCACGATGACCGTGATGACCCGAGGTCCTGGGGCAAGGCCAACCCGGCGCTCGGCGTCCGGATCAGCTCCGGTCACGTCCGCGACGAGATGGGTGCCATGACCATGGCCACGTTCGACCGGGAAAGGCTCGGCGTCGGGGACTGGCCGGGCGGCGAGGAGGCCTGGGCCGTCATCTCCGAGGAGGCCTGGACCGCCTGCGCGATGCCCGATCCCGGCGGCGCGGCGCGGCCGGTCGCGTTCGCCGTTGACGTGGACCCGGACATGATCAGCGCGGCGATCGCCTCGGCCTGGATCCGCCCGGCCCAGGCCGGCAGCCCGGCGCCGCGGCCGGTGATCGAGATCCCGCGCGGCTGCCACCGGGAAGGCGTGAACTGGGTCATCCCGCAGCTGCTGGCCCTGCGCCGCAC